CGGATCGCTATCGCCGATCCTTCAGATGATCCAGCGTCGTTCGTCATGGTGGATAAACAGCTCAGTGTTGACTGCCTCTTCGCTACCATCAGCGTAGCGAACATAAGCCTCGCTACCTCTGAGGTAAACGATATGGCCGGTATGGTGCGAGAGTGAACGATCTTCAACGATGTCGTTGACGCGCAGGTAAGCAAGCGTGTCGCTCATGTGTGTTACCTATTAGGGTTAGGGGTTTAGCTGAAGTACCAGTAGGCCGCCCAGAAGGCGAAGAAGCTAAAGCGGCAGGTGAGGAGCGTGAATTGAAAGCGCTCAAGCGGGGTCATGTGCGGTAACTCCTGCCGCACGGCAGGCCAAAGCGAATAGCTACTTCACGCAGTTCGCTATAGATCGTGTCGGCATAGGCCGGGAAAGCGTGGCGGTAGGCACCGGCAAGCACGCACAAATCCCATGCTTCAGAGTGTGGTTCTTCGTAGCGTGCGCGCCGCAGCAGCCCTGCGGCAATGATGCGGGCGGTATGTGAATACTCCATTAGCGGTTACCTCCAGAAGTAACTTTGCATCCGAACTGAAACTCAGGTGCATTCCAATCAATCGGCAATGGGCTCGCGCCCGCCGTACCGCGCAAAAGCGCTAGGTTTGCTCTCCGCCTTACGTCCCGCAGCTCGCGTTTTTGTGCGGCGGTTAACGCGCGCGGCACGCGCGACCAGAAAAAGCTGAAGCCAAAGCGGCCGATGCGAACGAAGTGCAAGCCGCCAACTTTTCGATAGGACAATGTTAGCCTCCTAAGTTTTGGGTGGGTTGACACGGCAGGGATCTGGAATTAAGCTAGCGAGCTAGCTTAATTCTGAAATTATTCCCCATCGAAGACGGCAAGAACGCTCAGCACGGCAAGGCCGCTGAGAGCTGCTATGATGAAAACACCCATCATAATTTCCATGATTTATCCTTTTGGTGGTGGGGTGGGGTTGACTTTTGAATTTTTTATTATTAAGCTGCGGCGAAAGCTTCGCTTCCCAGTCGCCGCAGCTTAATAACGGCACCGGGATACCTTTTTGGAGCGGTTTTTTGTGGTATCTGAGTGCGCTATGCAATTAGATGAGTAATTGGCTAAGTGATTTAAGTTATTGATAACACTCAATAAAACCTAAATGCATAATTACTTAACGATTTTTTGGGTAAGCCCCCTATGATTTGGGATTTTTAGGGGGGCAGTGTACTCTGTCCCACAGAGTGGGGTCTCATAAAGATCTAATTCCATATATATATATATGTATATAAGTATATATACTTTAAGTATATGGAAACACTAGAGAATAACCCGATTAGAACGCCTTAAAGAACTCCTCACTTCAGAAAGCAGCCGCTTGCCTGCCGTTTGCCGAAAGCGCGCGGCCTCCAGCCTGCCGCGCGGGGCAGTGCTTCCTTGACGGTTACCTTTGGAGGTAACTTGGCTGGCTTGTCCGGACAGTCGCCATTCGGAACTCCCATCTTGCCGTAATGCAGGGAGAGCTGCGCTTCGCGGTAGAGCGCTTGGCTCAGTGCGGCGTTGCTCGCTCCGCCTCTTGAGAGGATACCCTCTTCGTTGCCGAGCTTAGACTTGAGGGCAAACACCTTGCCCTTTGTCATCAGCTTCTTCTGCCACGTGTTACCCTTAGACATTCTTGATCTCCGTGTTGTCGCGCAACAATTCCATCTTGAAGCCAACGGTTACTTTCGAACCGCGCCACGTATCGTTCTTAAGGTTCTTGCAATCCGGGCGCGGCTTCTTAACGACGCCATCGTTCGCAAGAAACTTCGCGATAGCGTCGTTGACGTCATCGCGTGACTTGACTTGTAGTGCCATGTAACCCTCCAAGTTGATCGTTCACCGGGTTACTTCGTGAAGTAACCTGATGAACGATCAGAGCGCCACGTGATCTAGTTCACGCGTTAGGCGAACAGTGATCGCTACTCCGGCCATCACCTCGCAAGGAGGCGGGATACCGTTTCGCTCTGCTGGAGCCAATCGACGCTCTAACCGTTCGAAGGGATTGTATTCCGCACGTCACCCGTTCGGCATCTAGCCTAGCGGCACAAAGCGCTTTCGCGCACCGTGCGGTGAGTACCTCACACCTCGTTCGGGCAATTCGTGGACGGCCTCGCTACTGTCAACTCCCGCCTTAGGGTGCAGTCTTATCCGTAGCCCACATGCTCCAAATCCGATGATGGTCTCTTGCTGGCGTTTCCCAGCCCAGCCTTCCTCTGCTTCGCGTGGACAAGCCCTTCGGCATGCCAGAGGTGCGGCGTTGTGAAACCGTCCCTTACGAGAAGACGGGGCAATCGCCGAGTAGGGCGGGAGGCTTTGCTCTAGGGCCTCACAGTATCACCGGGGATCTACCTCACCGGGTAACCGTCGGTGGTTACAACCTAACAACGGGGGGAGGGGGCCAGCCGGGGCCTAGTCTGGCCAGACCGGGGGGCTGGGGGGCCGGGCTTTTATTAGGGGGTCCAGAAATATCTGGCCCTAAAATCCCTTCATGGTAAAATCATACCACCCCTCCCCGCAGAACAGGTATTACCCCTACCCCAAGCGTGTTACCCCTGTGCAACCCACCCGCCTGTCGCGCCGTAGCTTTAGCGAAGGCGGACGTGGCAAGCCCAAGCGAGGAGACCACCCCATGGCTCAATTCCGAGGCAACGCCGTCGCTGAATTCATGGATCAGGGCACCCCCAACTTCGCTGCCGTTACACCAAGCGACGCCACCGCCTATGTCGACAACAGGGCGATCTACTGCGTTACGGCGGGCACACTGGTCGCGGAGAATTCGGCCGGGGCTGCCGTCTCCATTGCCATGACCGCCGGACAGGTCATCCCGATCTCACCCCAGAAAATCAAAGCCGCAACGACTGGCACCTACGTGCGGCTCTACTAATCCGCCTGCGCGCTACGGCGACGTAAAGCGAGATAAAGGAAAACGCTCATGACAGATATTCAAGAACATATCCCGCCCCCAGAGGCTGTAAACAACAGCTCCGTTGCCGCCCAGATACGCGCTCACGTCGGGCTCGCCAATGAGGACGAGATGGCTGCCACCCTGCAGGTATCCCACGAGACTTTAGCCACTTGGCGCACCAAGAAGCGCGGACCCCCAAGCATTAAGCTGGGTAAAAAAGTATTCTACCTGATCCCGGATTTCAGTAAATGGGTAATGGAAGAAGTGGCAAGGCAGCACGCGCCGCTGCTCGCGGCCTCTCCCCGGCGCTTCACTCCTAAACCGCTTCCCCTCCCTGCCGCTATTGGCGATGAATGGCAGGTGACGTAAGTTACTTCGGAAGTAACTTTTAAGTCCAAGCTCCTGCACGCATCCGCGCACGAACTACTCTTGGGCGCAGCGTTAGACGCTTGGTAATCATGCTGTTCATGCCGCCATGTGCCGCCAAACATAGATATTGCAGCGCGTCAGCGACATGCGAGAACTCGTTCTTGTCGGGTGCTAGTTTTCGAAGTCCCATTCGGTTCTTGGCATATCGATAACCGCCTCCGAGTGCTCTAACCAGCACGGGACACCGGTCTCGATCAATGATGAATGCAGGGCCGCCGTCGCGCTGCCCCAGCAGGAACGCCTCGACGGCGCGCAGTCGTGGGTCGATATCGTTGGTGGGTGCCGGGAAGGCGTGCATTCCCATTCGCTTGAGCACGTCAAATGTCGTCTCCTCGTAGATCGAGCTTTTGGAAATCCCTGATGGATCGCCGATCATCGCAATCGGCCGCCCCAGATAGCGCGCATTCAATACCGGTCGAAGCGACTGCTCAATGTGCTTTTCCAGCCCAATGTCTTCAGCAATCACCTCCTCAAGCACTAAAAGCCTTCCTTTATGATCCAGTTGACCAATGACTGAACAGGGGTCGCGTCCGAAATCCTGACCGACCATGATGGGCTGGGCGGAGACGGGAGATACGTCGTCTCTAACGTGGAACGATCTATTAAAGGACTCCCGAAACACAGCCGTACCAGATGGGTCATTGCCGTATTTTGCGTGAACATAACGTAGTACCCAGTCGGCATTACGACCACGCGCAAGCCGCTCATAATAGCTCCTCCCCTGCATCAGCCTCTTTTCACTATCGAGCGCCAGCTTCATCGTCTCGGTGGTCTGGTGCAGCCAATTCAAATTCTCGGCATGCTCTTCTAGTCCGCCGGGCTGAATGAAAATCTGCCAGTCGATTGGCACATCCACATTCATAAACTTGTACCACTCACTCCCCTCCGTCGGCATGTTGGTGTCCGCAATCATTCCGAACCAGCTTGCACCACCCATTACTGCCGACGGATATCTTCCCAAACGACCGGCTAATGAGTCGACTAGATCAACCGGCATCTCGATGGCTTCCGACATCCACACTCCGGTCAATTGCATAGACAGTAGCCGTCGCTGATCCTCGGGACTGTCCAGCGGGATAAGTATCCATTCTGATCTCACATCGCCCATCGATATGTACACTGTATTGTCGCTGACCTTGTAGCTCACCATTCCTTCCAGCCATGACAGGATATCCTTCAGTACAGTATCTTTGAGTTGCTTCAGCGTCTGCCGCACAATCGCAAAGCGGGTGTAGCGGATGCCGTCATGCGCCTGCGCTTGCTCGCAACTTCGCCTTAACAATTCAAATACGCACGCCGTCGTCTTGCCGGACCCTACCGGCCCCGCCAGCAATCTTCCGAACGCGGCTGATTGCATGAAACGCCCGCAGGTCGGCGGTGCGGTGTAATTAATTTGTTTCAATTTTTTCGCCCTCAATAATTTTAACCGGTGTAACGTCCTTGGAGAACGACACCGGCTCCGCTTGCGGTCCCATCGATATGTTGATCACGAAGCGCTCGCCTACCGCCGCGCCAACATCGCGATCACCTAAACCAGCGAGTTTCGCCAGCATCTTGCCCGCTTCAATTACCGCTGGCAGCGCCTCATCGTAGTCGTGGATGCGACTGTTCAGGGTGGGCAACCACTCCTCCAGCATCGACGCCGACTTCATTTTTACCCGCTCGTGGGTGTTCAGCGCCGAACTCCACGCCTCGACTTCGCTGCCGAGCAACATCCTGAATTTGGTGTTTAACTGTAGTTGCGACCATGTTTCGTCGGATATCGCATACTGTTCGAGTATTTTTTCGATGGGAAGAATATCCATCGCAATCTCGCGCGCCAGCCGCACCAGATCGAGATCGCTGTTGCTAGGGCTGATGACTGTGTCCATGGTGCACCTCAAGCTTAAATCCTGTAGAAGTCTAGCATGGCCTTCGGACCACAGGCACCTGTTCAAAGTACAACGCCTCCCTTCGGGGGGCGTGGCGTGTTGCGGGTGATACCGCCCGCGCAGCTCAATGCCGCCATTAAAGCGCAGGACGAAGCACGCGCAGCATCAGCCAAAATATCGGAGGAAGTCGCTTCCTCGCTGGCAGGCTTCATCCGCACCGAGTTCGACGAGTTCAAGCGCCATCGCAATAACTCTTCGGCTGGATGGTCTGAACGACTGCTCTCCTGTTTGCGCGTATTCAACGGCCAATACGACGCCAATAAACTCAACGAGATAAAACAATTCGGCGGATCGGAAGTTTATGCGCGATTGATTTCAATGAAATGCCGGGGCGCTTCCTCCCTGCTCCGGGACGTCTACCTGTCAAACGAACGGCCATGGGGACTTGAGCCACCCGACGATCCCGATGTTCCACCCGAGATCGTTGCGGCAATATCCCAGCTCGTCGGTTCCGAAGCACAGCGTCAGGCCAGTGCAGGACAACCCGTCGATGCCATGCTGATACGTGACAGGACTTTTTCTTTGATGGAGGCGGCGCGGCAAGCAACTAAGAAGCGGGCTGCCAAGCAGGCGCGGGTTGCCGAGGACAAGCTTGACGAGTTGTTGAGCCAAGGCAAATTCTATGAAGCGCTTGCAGCGTTTCTGGTTGATCTACCGATGTTTCCATTTGCGTGCATCAAGGGGCCGGTGGTCAAGATTGTGCCGCAGGTCATCTGGAACGACGGTCGTGCGACGGTCCAGCAGAAGCCACGGCTTTTCTGGTTGCGGGTTTCGCCGTTTGACATCTGGTGGACACCCGGTGCCGCTGACATCGAGGATGCCGCCGTTGTCGAACGCACGCGGGTTACGCGCGCGGACCTTAACGATCTTCTTGATCTTCCGGGTTATAATGTCGACGAGATCCGCGCTGTTCTTGATGAGTATGGGCGGGGTGGACTCAATGAAGATTGGGACACTACGGACGCCGAGCGTGCTAACCAAGAGTCCCGTGAAAACCCCAATATGAACCGCTCCGGGCTCATTTCGTGCTTGGAGTATCACGGTAACGTACAGGGGCGGATGCTGCTTGAATATGGCATGGATAAAAAGACTATCCCCGATGCAATGCGCGATTATATGGTGCAGGCGTGGCTCATAGGTCGCCATGTCATCAAGGTTCAGTTTTCCCCATCTCCACGCAAACGGCATCCGTATTTCATCACCAGTTTTGAGAAAGTCCCCGGCACCCCCGTGGGCAACGGTCTGCCGGATATTCTGAGCGATATTCAGGAAGTTTGCAATGCTACGCTGCGAGCCCTTGTTAACAACCTATCGATTTCATCCGGCCCGCAAGTGGTGGTTAACACAGACCGTCTGTCGCCGGATGAAGATGGTGAAGACTTGTACCCGTGGAAGCGCTGGCGCGTCACCTCCGACCCTATGGGTAACAACTCGTCGGCTCAAAAACCCATCGACTTCTTCCAGCCCAACTCCAATGCGGGCGAGCTGCTACAGACTTATCAGAAATTCTCCGATCTTGCCGATGAGCTATCGGCCATTCCTAAGTATCTATCGGGTGGTGCGTCGGGGGGCGCTGGCCGGACAGCCAGCGGACTGGCGATGCTGATGGGCAACGCGTCCAAGATACTGCAGACGGTTGCCGCCAATGTCGACCGCGATGTGTTTCAGGGGCTGCTTTCGAATTTGTTCGACATGGTGATGCTGACCGATCAGTCCGGCATGCTGACTGGTGAGGAAGCCATCGTGGTGCGCGGCGTTGCCGTCGCAATCCAGCGCGAGACTGAGCGTTCGCGCCAGATCGAATTCCTGACCGCAACCGCCAATCCAATCGATGCCGCCATTATCGGCGTTGAAGGTCGCGCTAATGTGCTGCGCAGTGTCGCCAGCAGCATTGGCCTTAACGGCGAAACCATCGTGCCATCGGATGACGACCTGAAGCAGAAGCAGCAGCAGGCCCAACAGCAAGCTGCCCTGCAGGCGCAGGGAGCTGCCGCGCAAGGTGGGCAGCGAGGCCCGATCATGAACGGTGATCAAGGTCCGCGTACCAATTCCGTTCAAGGCGGCGCAGGTTAACCCAACAGGAGAACATTATGGCCAAAGGCAAAGTAATCAAGAGCAGCACGCCCGGTTTTCACAAGGGCGGCGACAACAAGATGTTCGGGCAACAGCATGCTGGACCCCGCAAGTCGCTATCGCAAGCAGGCACCGGTAAGGCGCAGTCCGGCCCCGGCGGCAAATTCGGCAAGGGCGGCTCGACCCACATGTTCGGCAAGCAGTCCGCCAACCCGCGTCGGCCGGGCGTCACCGGCAAATAAGGAGATAATCAAATGCCGGTCACTGGCTATACCAGAGTCGACGACAACGACTTTGAGAAACTTATCCCGCTGGCGCAGACAGCGGCTGCGCTTCCTCCCAAACGACTGATTGACGACGGCGACATTACCGCACAGATCAACGCGCTGCAGGTAGCAGCAGGAATTCCGGCTAACCAAAGAACCAATCTGCTCGACCGTCAGGATTGGGAAAAATATATGATCGCGCTGCAAGGCAAGCTCAATATGCGCACGGCTACGCTTAGTATTGCATCGCCCGCCGTCGTTACGCTTGCCACCCATGGCTGGGTAGCGGGACAGGCGTTCAAGTTCTTCACCACGGGCGCACTGCCGACCGGCGTCACGGCGGGTACTACTTACTACGTGATTTCGACTGGTCTTACGACTGGCGCGTTCCAGTTCGCCACTACGCCCGGCGGTACTGCAATCAACACGACAGGTACGCAGTCCGGCGTACAAAGCGTCTATGCCGCTTAAGGAGCGAGCGATGCAGAAGATGATCCAGCATCTGGGTAAGGGGAGTAATCAAGCGCTACTCCCCAATCGTCACGCTATGAATCTACTTACCAAGGGTGAACCATGGCAGCGCTCAATCAACAACTACGCCAAGGTGACGCCGTCGGGCGAAGACGCCATCGGCTCGCCGAGCGTAATGGATATGGCGCAGGTGAAGTATTGAGCGACAACAAGGAACTGGTTCTGGCGGCGGCTAACCTCGCGCGCGAAGCGCCTGTAAGTTGGGACAGGTTCATTGCCGCGTTTGAAAATTATACCGGACAACGGATGATGGAGTGTGTTTCGGCTGAGATTGGCATGCTTGCGGTTGCGCAGGGCCGCGCGCAAGCATGCACGATACTTGTCACCCAGCTCAAGGACTGCAAGAAGACCGCTGAGAGTATCTACAGGAAAGCCTCGTCTAGCGCTTCGTAGCCCTAGGTCACGCTTTCAAGGAGAGAGTAATGACAGCCAAGCAGAGACTGGCCGACGATCCCAACACCTTCATCCCCCCGGCAGTACGGAAACAGGCACAGCTAGCGGATGCCGCTTTCCGCGCGCAGCATGGTGAGCCCCCGGTAGAGGGAGTCTCTCCCCCAGTAGAGGGAGCCTCCCCCCCGGTAGAGGGAGTCCCGCCGCAGCCGCCGCAGCCGCCGCAAGCGCCGTCGTTTCCAACACCGACATCGTCGCCTACGCCGCCATCACCTACACCTGCGCCCGAGGAAGAAAGCTGGGAACGCCGGTACAAATCAATGGAAGGCCGGTACAAACGGGCTGAAAACGATATTTTGGGTATGAGCGGCCAGATTGCATCAATGCAGAGTCTGATCGCGTCGATGCAGCAGGTGACCCCGGCGACGCCTGCGGAGCTACGCCCGCAGAGTCTTTTGACCCCCGAAGAGGTTAGCGAGTACGGTTCGGAGTTTCTCGGCGTCGTCGCGCGGCGCGCCAAGGAAGAACTCAATCCCGAAGTTAATGCATTGCGGGGCCAGCTTTCGAGACTGGAGCAGCAGTTCAAAGGTAACGCTGAACAGAACGCCACTAAAGCGCGATTCGAGATGGAAGCCACTCTGGACCGCGCGCTGCCGGTTTGGCGCGACGTCAACATGATGCCGGAATTCAAAGCATGGCTAGCGTTGCCAGACATGTACTCTGGTGCTATTAAACATGATCTGTTGAGGGCGGCATACGCGCAGGCTAATTCTCCCCGTGTGCTATCCTTCTTCAAAGGCTTCCTTGATCAAGAGGCTGCCTACGTCCCGCAAGGCCAAGAGCCACAGTCTGCCCAAAACGGCAAGCTCTCGCTCGAAGCCTTCGCCGCACCGGGCAGAGCCAAGACTTCAGCGACGACCAACGTCCCTGTTGAGAAGCCGATTATCACCCGCGCCCAGATCACGCAGTTCTATGCCGACTCGGCATCCGGCAAGTACCGGGGGCGAGAGGCAGAGAAGAACCAACTCGAAACCATGATCTTCGAGGCGGAGCGGGAGGGGCGTATCCGATAACCCTTTTCATGGGAGACATCCCCGATGTCGACATATACGACGTCATTCCCTATCGCACCAACTGGCAGTACGCTTGGTACCAGCGCGTATCCGTTTACTGTTGCAGGTAACACCCTTGGACAAACCGGTTTCATCCCTGAAATCTGGTCGGGCAAACTGGTCGAAAAGTTTTATGCGAGCACAGTGCTCGCGGCGATAAGCAACACCGATTATGAGGGGGAAATTAAAAATCAGGGCGATAAGGTGCGTATTCGCACCAAGCCGACGATCAATATCAGCGATTACGCCGCCGATCAGTCGCTCACTTTGCAGCGCCCGTCCGGTAACGTGCTCGATCTGTTAATTGATAAGGGCAAATACTTCAATACCATTCTCGACGACGTCATGGATGTGCAGAGCGATCTGAACCTGCTCAGCATGTGGAGCGACGACGCTGCCGAACAAATGAAGATCACCATTGATACCAACGTGCTGCTTGGTATGAAGGATGGTGCGACGGCAGTCCAAAATCGTGGTGCCACCGCTGGCAGGATTTCCGCTACTATCAATCTCGGCGTTACTTCGACGGGTCCGCTGGCGCTGGTTGCTCGCAGCCCCGCCGCTGGCAAGGTCGAGATCGTCGACGCCATCCTGCGTCTCGGCCAGACGTTGGACGAACAGAACATCCCGGAGACGGGACGTTGGGTCGTCCTGCCGACATGGGCCGCGACGCTGATCAAGATGAGCGAACTGCGCGAAGCCTATCTTTCGGGCGATGGCACCTCAATCCTGCGTAATGGCCGTATTGGTATGGTGGATCGCTTCACCCTCTACACTTCCAACCTGCTGCCTTCCGGCGTTGGTGCTGGTCTGGTTGCGGGCGAGTATCTGATCTATGCGGGCCATGCGCATGGTCTGACATTCGCGTCGCAAATGACCAAGATGGAGACAATGCGATCTGAGCAGACCTTTGGAACGATCATGAGGGGCCTGCAAGTCTTCGGCTATAAAGTGGTTGATGGTACGGCGCTGGCGCAGGCGGTTGTCACCGTCGGTTAAATCCCGGCAGCAAGCGCAGCGGCCGGGGTGATACCTCGGCCGCTGCCTGCTTAAGGAGGGATGAATGGCGCTTGATACCGTGACGCAATACGTCAACGAAACCCGTGTCCTGTTGCAGGATACAGTGGTGACGTATCGCTATGCCGATGCGGAACTCATATCAGCGCTGAACTTGGCCATCATGACCGCCCGGCGTAACCGGCCGGATTTGTTTCTGGAAGTTACCACCATTCCGCAATTCACTACTACTGATCTTACAGCGGGCACCGCATTCGCGATGGACATACAGTATCGCGTGCCGTTCCTACTTTTCATGGTTGGCTTCTCGCAGCTACGCGATGAGGAGGATACGCAGGATGCCCGTTCGGGGGCATTCATCGCCAAATTCACCCAGCAATTGTTGACGATCTCATGAGTTATGCAACAGATAGATTAATCAAGAATGCCCGCACTTCGCTTCCGGGGGCGCTGGACAGCGTGATCCTGCTGGAGCTGTTTAATGTACTCGATACATTTTTCCGAAGTACCAGTATCTGGACAGAGCCTGTTACGTTCTCAGTTACTGCGAGCGATCCAGTGGGTACGATCTACTATATCGAGCCCGAGAGTGTCTCAAACATTATTCGATTGATGGGCGTGGTTTCCAGCAATGGCTTCCGGCAGCGCGCGCTGATGGACTTACCCGGCGAAGTAACTTTTATGACGCCGCCCGGTCAGGATGACACTTATACGGCGACAGTGGCGTTGAGTATCATCGACCCGACGAATAGCAATGGCTACCCTGAATTCCCATCATGGATACTTGATAAATATGGCGTCGGCATCCTTAGCGGGGTGTTGGGGCGGATGATGGCGCAGCCTGCCAAGCCTTACACTAATCTGCAATTATCAGTCGTTCATATGAAGGTATTCAACAAGACGGTATCGATTG